CCAGCGTAACGAAACACCATATTTTTCACCACATTTAAAGTCTGTAATGACTACATTGTCTGACCGCTTTACCACTTCAAATACGCTCTTAAAATGGTTATAAATCATTGTATCGCTTTTACCACTAACTTTCTCAACTAAGTCATAGTCCGAATAATAGATTGACTTTTTGATAGACGCTGAACCTACTACATTCACTTTGGATTCGAGAGACATTAGTTTGCCGATACTGGCTACCGCATTATTGTATTCTTTCATTATATAATATACCATAAAATAATAAAGGGCTATGCCCTTTAAAACCCGTCGTGTGGGGGCGAAACCCCTATTGTTCATTCGGGTTTAAAACAATAGACGATCGGTCATCAATGGTTGAACCCATATTTTGAATGAGGTTGTTTAATTCACTATATTTCTTTTGGAGTCGCTTGAATATGACATCATACTTAGATATTTCAGGCGAAGCGGACGATACACTGAAATTCCCTTTTATGGTTTGAGCGTCGCCTTTAAGTGCTTCTTGTAAATCGCTATCGATTTCAATCGTCCATTGTGATAGTTTACTTTTAAATGTATTATTTAATGACTCAGTGAGTGGTGTCATTTGTTGAAGAAGATTCGCAATGGTTGAGTCTGATTGGCTTAGTGTCTTATATATGATATTTTGTTGAGCAACATCAGGAGACCCTAATTTTAGAGCCATTTGTTGGTTTATGATAAAATCAAGGTTTTCTTTCAGTGTTGCCTTATATTTACTCCCTCTCGTTGCACCGCTAAACTTTTTATTCCATACAGCAAGAGCAATTTCAATTAGAAAACGTCGTTCCATTAGGTCGGGTATTTTATTTATCTCTTCCACTTCTGCCTCCATTATTTTTTTCAAGTTTGTTTGTCCCTCAAGACGTACATTCAGTTGGTTTTGAAATGCTTCTTTAGTATCAACATTATCCAGTTTGTATTGTGTATATTCAGCCTCAAGTTGTTGTTTCAAGAACGACTGATCCCCTTGTTGTAGTGTTGTCTTTACTTGTAGTTGATTTGCTAAACCATACAGATTGTTGAAATCACTCAACCATTTAGACGAACCAGTGTCTTGACCGGATTTGATTCTCGCTATTGTCTCGTCAGGTGTTTTTTTCATTTCTCTCATACCTAAACGCTCAAAACGTTTAGCGACTTCAAACACGCTATTTCCATCCAAACTATACACGTGAGTCATATATATTTAGCGTATATTTTATTTTCATAATATATAATGAAACAATTTACAGAAAACACATTGAAGAACTCGCAATATGTTGACGCTATTAAATACTTTGTCACCAACTTTGATTTAGAGTCAGCATTCCCACATTGTAAAATCGTCAAATACGCTAATCTTGACAAATATCAACATATTTACGATTTACTCCCAAATCGAATAGATTTTTGCTTTATATTGACCGAATCCAAATACAATCAGGGTCATTGGACTGCTTTAATTAGGAACGATAACAAATTCGAATATTTTGATAGTTATTCCGACAGCCCTAAATCAATACTTGACTTTATCCCAAATTATATGAACAAACAATTGGGAAACAACTGGTGCGAGGATTTAGGAAAGATTATCAAAAGTATAAAACCAACAGACAAGTTTATGTATAACAAAACCGCACTACAACAAGAAATGGAAGGCATTAACACGTGTGGTAGGTGGTGCATCCTTCGTGTTGCTACTTTTCTAAAAGAAACTATGGACAACAAGCAATTTGTATCTTATATCAAGAAGCAACAACGAAATGTAAAACGACCATTTGATGAAGTTATAACAATGTTGGTATAATTTTTTTATATAAAGTTAATATATAATGTCTCGTTATGAATACATCTATTATAACGCCCTGATCAATAATATAGATAGTAACAGCGTCTTTAACCACGAACCGCACCTCGTGTTCAATGAAGACAGAACGTCTCCACTAATTACCAATTGTGACCAATACGATTTATGCATTTCATCGTTTAAAGTGGATTTGAAGACATTGCCAGTGTTTATTCCAACGATAAAATACTCCGTGGATGATACGGATGAAAGCATTCGTAATCGAACAATATACACAATCACCCTCGAATATGGTGGTTACGCTTCTACTGCTCACATTTACTTTCAACCCCAAGACAAAACCAATGGAACAACGCCCCCTAGGTTTAAGGGCGGATATGCCGATTATCGTTCAGGGTATTACAATCTGTACAACTATGAATTTTTTTTTGTGTTAGTCAACGAAGCGGTGAAACAAGCATTTATCGGTCTTCAAAAAACTCTACTGGAGTTTGGATTATCAAAGGATATAGGGACAGATATGCCTTATTTCATTTTTGATAAAGATACTGGTTTAGTCTTTTTAAATGCTCCCGAATTGACATTTAACGATGACAACCCCGACGATGTAGTCAATATTTACTTAAATAAAGCACTTTATAGACTCTTCAATTCGCTACCATTTACACACGAACTAACTACATTTGACACTATGACCGCAAAGGTGACCGCAAATGCTTTTAAAATAAATATGAGTGACTTCGGCAATGTCACCGAGAACCAAGTCATTCCTCCACAATCCGACGGAACTATAGCATCTGTAAAGGTCAACTATATATCGGTTCTTCAAGATTACGCTACTCTCGATACTTGGTCACCAGTCGAGTCTATTGTGGTGACCTCAAATACGATACCGGTTCAAAGTAGCAACACATCCGCAAACCATAGTTTTCAAAACGGGTCTGAAACCATAAGCGGTTCGAGCAACATCGTCGAACTTGAACTCTCGGATTTTAAGGCAGGGACACCTATCCCCGGGGTCATTTACGAACCATCTTACCCACGATGGATTAATATGCGAAACCAAAGCGAATTATCCAATATCAATATTGAAATGTATTACCGCAGTAAATTAGATGGCTCACTAATCCCAATCACTATATCGTCGGGTGGAACATTTAGTATAAAATTGGTATTTAGAAAGTTAATGTAAACTCCTATTCGGCTCAAACTTTTAAAAGGTTGATATATATTATGTATAGGAAGACGAAACTAACCAAGAAAGATTTAGATGATATAGGAAATATGCCTTATGAAAAACAAGTCAATCTTTTCAAAACTCGTGCGATGAATAAATACAAAGAAGAAGACATAAAGTTGAACCCAGATAAATATAAACCAAGCGACAAGGAATTTCAGAAAAAATACAATACAAGACTGCGTGGATACAATATCACTCTTTTAGAAGAACAATTGAAGAATGAATCTTTAAGAAGAAGTTCAAGGATTAATCGCTAATTGCTATTTTTTTTATCTTTCTACAATATATAATGTCTAGCGAACTTTCTACCTTTCTAGTCCAAGATCCACGTATCAGCCGTATCACCAGCGATGTTCACGTTGCGGTGAAAGATGGTCCTGCTTCGTGCGTGGTCCAAGGCTACCCTACAAACTCGAACAGCTCGTCCACCACCCTTTTCAATGTCAATGTCCCAAGCGAAAACACTCTTGTAGACCGCAACCTTCGTGTCCAAGGTACGATCCAATGTGTTATGGAATTAAATGTAGGCGCAACTGCGATTGAAGTAGATAATTTACAAATTGTACCATCTGCTTTTCCCTTAAATCAAGCACTTCAATCGGCATCTCTTACCCTTAACAATGCTAAAGTCTCGGTTCAATCGGCAGATATTCTCAACGTTATAACGAAACAATATCACCAACGATTTTTAAGCAAACATATTCAAACTACCCCGTCTATGGTAGACAAATATTACGCAAAAGCAGTGGATGGTATGGCGGACAACAAATCCTCGGCGTGGGGTGCTGGTGTTGATTCTGCCGAAAAAGACAGCGACACCGCTGGTCGTGCCGACTCTAGCATCAGTTACGCTGTCTACACAAGTGCGGGTGTTGTGGTTGCCTCAGGATCTAACTTGACTGCCAATACAACCTATTATGTAGAAATCTCTCTTGATGTGAATGAACCCATATTAGGAATGCCAACTCTTGAATTTAAAGAAGACGAGTCGTCTTATTTAGGCATTAACAACCTCGAACTTGTGCTTCAATACAATGACTTTAAGAATGTATTTAATGTAAACCAAGAACTCGTAATGTCTTTCTCGAGTGGAGTTAAATTTGGAACTCAGGCGTCCACTCTTTTCTTGAAAGATGACGCCCGACTTATGGCTCGGTATATTAGTCTCCATCCATCCCAATATGCAAAACTCAATGCTAAAAATATCCTTCCATATGACGAATTTGTAGCCTACAAAACAACCCTTTCTCTTCCGTCGGATAGTGTAGGTG